AAGGGGCTGTATTGATCTCTGAGTAGCCATCTAACCCCTCTAGTATACTAACCTACCACAAACACATAGATTGCTCTGTATGAGCAGCTATACCCCCTTAACGTGGATTTCGTCCTAACTTACCTGCCTGATAAGCAGCAGCACCAAAGTAAGCTGCAATCAATCCTGACAAAGCTAGATAAGCCATCTCCATGACATTGTTATTACCATAACGATCTGGATCAGCTACAATACATACAGTCATAGCAAACAACATTCCCATAACTAACCAAGCCATACGTCTTCTATTTGTTTGATATACAGATTTATCAGGTATCATATCTTTTTTATCTTCTTCATACATCATTTCACCCACCATTCTTACTCCTTATATATTAAGATAAATAAGTGCTCCTATTGCTGCTAATAAACCAAAGAACATAAAAGCTAAAAATACTACAAATATATTTTTCATTTTATTCAACCTATTAGCACGTTTTTTTGCCATGTCTTCTTTTGCTTTTTTTAATTCTAATCTTGCTTCTCTTTCATACTGAAGAAATAAATTCCAACTACCCGGAGTTCCATATAATTGGAGAAATTCTCTCAGTTCTTCTCTCTGTTTTTGAATTTTCTGTACACTTAAAAGTCTTTCCATAGCAGATGCTGATGTACTACTACCCATAAGTTTCTGTTTATTATTCTCTTCATGTACTTGTGAACATCCTGTGGCCCAATCAGTTAATTGTTTTGCACAATCATTAACAGATTTACCATTTTCTAGAAGTTGTTTAACTTCTTTAAATGCTTTATTGGCAAGAGCTATACCACTAATTATAGTTACTGGATCTACCACCTTTGCCCCCTCTATGCTAAAATTTCTACCGTACTACTGTCCTTATTTATTTCTACTAATTGTCCATATCTATCGTATATTGTAAATGAAGACTCAGATACTTTAGTAACTGGTCCATTCATTTCATACTCACGAGTGACATGTGTTATATCACCACCACCTTTATTAATAGTATATCTAACATATGTCTCTATTGGAGCTACACTACCAGACATAGGTGTAGAATATACAGGTTCAGTCATTACTTATAGCTCCACACTGTAGGTCTAGGTGTACGATCTGAATCATCTAGATCATCTATATGAATAAATCTTTTATTATATGCCCCTCTTTGAGCTACACCTATACCTGTAAAGCCATGCTCTATTGCTAGTTTAATAAGATCGTATGCATCTGATCCTACTACTGCTACGTCTACTGCACGACCTTGTACATGTGCTGAATTAGGAGAGCCACCTATTGCACTATTATGTGCTTGACTTCTATATCCTGACGTAATAACCATTGGTCTATTATAACATTCACGAAGACACTCTAGTTTCTCCATAAATTTTTCATCCATCTCACATTCATCTGTACCTTTACATCTCATTTCTTTTTTTGTAAAGTAAACCCAATGTGTTGACATATTATTTGCTCATCCTTTCTATCATATTATCTAATTTATTTTCTAACTTATCAAAACGATCCATTAGTTTTTCCATGTCTCGTTCTACATCATCTCTACGTGCATATTCTTTAGCAAACTCTTCTCTAGTCTTACTAATTAATATACGTGCATCATCTAGTTTTGTATTAACACCACGTATCCACCATACTACAGCACCAGCAAAGCCGCTAAGTATGAGATTCCATATCATTGCGCTCTCTGGCATTACTTTTCTCCTTGTTCTTCTTTTAATGATTTATTTATTTCTTCTGTATAAACTTTAGCAAGTTCTCCTATTAAACCAGTTGGATTATATTGTCCAAATTTTTCTTGAAAAATATTTACTAAATTATCATTATCAAGAGGATTTTGAACAGCATCTATAAAAGGTGTATAAAAAATTTCTGATGCTTTATCAGAATTTTTTTCATAAGTAAAGTTAGGACCAGCTACTGCATTAACTACACCATCTATTCCAAATTTTTGAGCATTACCTTTTAAATCTTGATAACTCATTTCTGAAAATAACTTCATTTTATTTTTTATTTTTTTATAATTTTCTCTTTTTACTTGCATTGCTTCTTTATATTTATTTTTAACATCATTAATAATTTCAGGTGTTATTTGTCTTGGTTTTAATTGTCTTAGATAACTTATAAAACTTTTATCACTTAAATCTAATTTACGCATATCTTTATATAATGTATATCCTATAGATTTATTAAGATCATTTGTAGTAGTTCTCTGTCCTGTTGTTAGCCAGCTATTCATATCATTCATAGTTAATGGAAAACCATATGAATTACGAGCTACATCTGCTATCTCTGAAGCTTTCATCTGATCAAAATATGCTCTAACAGCTTGTGATGTACCCGGCTCTAATGCTTCAGCAAGCTCAAGAACAGCACGTTTTGTATTTTCTAAATTTATTCCGGGTTGTTCTTCTGAAAATAAATCTCCATGACCAAGAGAACTTGCAGCAATATTAATAAGACCATCCACTACAAATTTTGGAGATGTATATGGACCTAAAATAGAACCAGCTAATGCTTTAACAGAATCTGCTATATCTGTTTCAGTTACATTATCTCCACCAAGTATACGACCAGTTAATCTAGTAGCTACTTTACCAAAATCTAATGCATCGTATTGTGAAGAGTTTGCATATCTAACAATTATTGATCTTTGTCCAGTTTTTTTATCTATCACTTCTTGAGCACCTTTTAATATAAAAGGCTTACCACCTCTATTCCAAGCTCCTCCCATTTCTTCGTAAGCTCTTAAATTTATTTTATTTTGTTCAGCAGAAGACCTTATAGGTTTACCATCAGCATCATAATTATCAAGAGGCATTTCAGTTTGTGCTTCATTGTTTGCATTTACAAGAGACTCTAAACCATATGTAGTTGCCGCAAGACCTGATCCTCTTCTAACTCCTCGCTTTATTAATCTACCCCCTAGTTTTACATTACCTTTTTTAATTTCATTTGCACCTTTTAATAAATCTGATACTGAATATTTTAAAATATTTTTTGTTGTTCTTACCATTTCAGAAGGAAATAGTGCATATGTACCAATAGGTAATCTAGATAACATTCTAGCTCCCGGTGCTGCAACACTATATGAAGGCATAACATCACGAACTATTTGTGATGCCATTTCAAATAACTCATCATCAGCAACAGTATTACCATACATCTTTTTTAATTCACGATATTCTATTTCATGTGCTATTAACTTAGCATATGTATCAGGCACACCATATGCTTGGCTTAATGTATCCATACCTTTTTTGTAAGCTTTACCTAAAGGTTTATCTAATTTATCACCATATAAATTAATATTTTTACGAATAAGCTCTGATGATAAATCACTATCTATAACACCTTGTTCTTTTAATTTTTCTAATCTTTGTAAAGCTTTTTTATTTCCCAGACGATACATTTCAAATACATCATTAGTGGCTTGTCTAACAACATTATCTTTTCCAATAGCAGAAAAAATGTAGCCGTTACTACCAAGGTTTTGAACAGCACCATAAGAGTTTACAAAATATGCAGGAATATCAAGAACTGTTTGAGTGGCCTGACCATACGCTGCTATCTTTGCTAATGTATTTCCAAAGGCTCCTCCACCTAATTTTGAATTGGTCCAATAATCTATACCATTCTCAAAGTATCTATAAAGAGTATCATCTGTATACATATCTTTTAAAAATACTCCAGAATCTTTAACTGTTTTACCTAATTGTTTTTCAACTAAATCTTCTAAATTTTCTGATTGACGTGCAGGTGGAGTAGTTCCTTTTTTTCTTTTAATTGTAACTCTTTGTTTTGGTAGAAAATCTATTAACCCACCTAACTCTATTGTTGCAGCATCATCCTCACCTTTTTGTAAAGCTTTAACAGCAAACTTATTTAATTCTGAAAAGTATTCAGAACTTTTAAGTAATTTTTGTTGAGTTATTAAAGTTTCACTCAATCTACCAAGAGCATCTTTTCTTTCACCTAATAGATTTAAAATAGGTTGATTTAGTTCTTGTCTTTTTTTAAGAGCATTTAAAGCTTTACCTGTGCTTGTTCCAGACTTAGGAGTAAGATCACCTAGAATTTTTGGTATATCTAAAATAAAATCAGTAGAGTCAGACTCACCAGATAGTCTTCTAACCGTCTGTACTATTCTATCATCAATTTGTTCTGCTGTTTCTTTAGGAAATTTTTTTCTAAATACTTTTCTAGCATCTTCTACTTTAGTTAAAAATTCTCCATCTAACTTACCCTCTGTAGCATCAATAATTTTCTTTAAATAAGCAGGATTATTATTAGCTTCAAAACTTCTTGTTATATAAAATTTACCTTCACCACGATTAATGCCTAGTTTTTTATCTCCTTCTAAACCAAGCAAATCATTTAATTTATTTTCATTTGTTTTTATAGCATCTCCTACTTCTTTTAAAGCGTCTAATACTTTAGTTCCTTGTAAAGAAGGTGCTATAGTTCCTTCATCAAGAAAATTATTAACATCTTCATCTGTAATTCTAGTGCTCACTTTATTTTTAATTCTTTGTAGTGAATCCTTTTTCATTTCTGTTTCTAAATTTTTTATAAGACGTTTAACAGTTAAAGCAGAATCACTACCCCTCTCTCTTTTAAGTGCAGCATTAAATACTTCTTTAGGAAGACCAACATTAGATTTAAAAAATCTTCCTACTTTTGTATTTAATTCTGCTATTCTTTCTGTTATGTTATGTCTAACAGGTTTCTTAGGATCAACGACATCTGTTTCTTTTTGTAGTGATTTAACTTTTACTTTTTCTGTAGATGGAGTTTCATCTAATTCTTTACGAACAGCCGTTGCAATATTTTCAGCTTCTCTACCAACAGGAACTATACGACCTAGAAGACCACCAGTTACTAATCCAAGACCTGTTGCTGTAGCTACCTCTGCAACATTTATATCTCTGTTTGGATCTGCAATAATTTGTTCACCTACATTAAAACCACCAGCATAAATACCACCAGTAACAGCACCAGTTCCTATATTTTTAGCTCGTAAAGTTCTAGCAGCTTGTTTTTTTAGTTGATCATCTGTAACTTTTTCTGCTTGTTTTTTGACAACTTTATCTTTACCTACATCTTTAACTGTTTCTTCAACTATATTTTTTTTAGCAAGCTGCTGTGTTAGTTGATTTTTAAATGATAATTTAGCTGCTGTAGATGCAGCTTTACCACCAATTAATTTAGCTAATGCACCTACACCTAAAGTACCCACTAAACCTATTATAGTTTCAGGAGCAATAGCAGTATTTTTAACAGCACGTAAAAAACTTTTTACATCTGCATCTGCAACTTCAAATTGTTTTAAAGAATCAGCCCATGCCTTCTGCTGTTCTGGAGTCATGTCTCCTATATTGTAAGCAGTTATTCCAAGGTTAGTTAAATCATTTCCTAGTTTAGAGTGACGATCCATAAACCAATCACCTATACTATCATAACCTTCTTCTTCTGGATCAAACTCTTCACCGGGGTTTTCTTGATTCCATATTATATTAGCATTTTTATTCCACTCTTCATCTTTAGCTAAAGCAGATACAGTTTTAGCTTCTTCTTCTTCTATTGCTTTTTCATATACTTCTTTACCTAAATCTTTAGTACGAGGTTGCACTTTAGATAAAGTATCAGCAGATATTCTACCTCTTGTTAGTTGTGCATACTCTCCTGATTCATCAAGAGGATCAGCTTGTGTAGAATATTCTTCAAACTTAGTGTCTTTAGTTATACCAAGTTTATTAAAGAAAGTATCTTTATCCATATCAGGATAAATATCTTCTTGAACTTTAGATGCAAAATCTTCTTCACTTAAATTTTTATAAGCGTCAGCGTTTGGAAGAGTAGCCACATACTCTTGTATTTTTTGTAAATTTTCATTCATTATTTAAATCTTTGGTCGTTCCGTAATTCCAAGTATTTTTCTAATTTTTGCTGAAAGATCAGAAGCTATTATATTTGGATCTTTTTTACCTATTTCTCTTAAAGCATCTTCATTAGCTTTTGTTAAGGCATTATTAATTTTATTTTGTAATTTTTTATCTTTACCATAAAAAGATGATTTAATTCTAACTGATCCATCAGGACCAACAGAAACATTACCACCAAGTGCTGTTTTAAGCGATCTTTCTACTGATTTTCCTATTGCATTCATCTGTGTAGTAATCTTTTCAGGTGTTAATTTTTTTTCATTTCTATCTTTTGCTGCTTTAGCTCTTTTAGCTTCTATCTCTGCTAGTTTCTTTGTTTTATCAAGCTGTGCATTAACACTAGCATCAATGGAAGCTGCTTCCGCAGTAGGAATATTATTTTTTATAGTTTCAAGGGCTGTTTTTTGTTTATTTATTTCCTTTTCTATTTCAGACGCTTTGTCATTTTGTCCTTTTTGCCTTAAATCTTGTGCTTTTAATTCATCTCTTTTTATTGAAGCAGTTTTAAGAGCAGCCTCTTTTATTAAATTATATTGTTCTTTATCTGCTTTTGATTTTCCTTCAGAATATTTAGACATTGTTAATGCAAGAAGACCTACTGCACCAAACCTACCTGCATCTTCATCTAATACTGCATCTTGAGCAGCAGTTATTCCTGCATCTCTAGGATTAATAATTTTTTTAGCTGCTTCAGGATCAACAATTTTTAATGTATCTTTATTTATTTCTCCTAAATCACTTAAAAAGTCCTTATCTCTTTTTACAAGTTCATTAAAAGCTTTAGTAGAACTTTTTCTAAATCTACTTATAGTATCTTTAGCTATTTGTTTTTGACCTTCTAATTGATTTCGTTTTATATCTCTCTTTGTTTTTAAATAATCTAATGCATCACTGCTAAGATTTAAACCTGCTGTAGCTTGTTGTAAAAGTTGATTTCCTAATTTAGTTGCAGGTGTAACAGAGGTACCTACTGCTCCTGCCATTGATCTTTTAACTAGAGGTAAAGCACTTGTTAAACCACCACCCATATTACGATTTACTTTGCCACCTTCAGCAGATCTAAAAAATCCTTTACCAAAACCTGATTGACCTGATTGACTTCCTCGTAATCCTTGTAAACCTAAACCAAATATTTGTTGTTGAGGTGTTGCACTTGCTTGTGTTTTTACTTCACTTTTTGATAATGCTTTAGTAAATGGACTTCCTGTTATAAAACCACTAAGTCTAGTAAGTTCTGAAGGTACAAATTCCTCTTCTTCTAAAAATCTAGCGTACTCTTCTCCTAATTTAGCTTGCTTAAACTCTCTATCTTCTTCACCTAATTTTTTTAATAAACCAAAATCAGCAAGACCTGTATCTAATTTTGTCTTTCCTATATCTCTTGCTAATCCTGCTGAATCTAATAAATCTCCAGCAACTGTTCTTTTACGACTACCTTCTTCTTTAAATTTACTATAAGCATCTTCAAAAGCTTTTTGTCTACCAATAGCTTCAATATCTCCAAGCTGCCTACTAAAAGTATCACCTAATAATGCAGCCGTAACACCAGCACGACTACCAAGACCAGACATACCTCCAGCTTCTACAGCTTGTTTTTCAAATTTTGGTAATACTTTCCGTTCAAAGTCCTCTTGAACTTTTCTTTTTTCAACTTCTAATACAGCATCTAAATATGGACTTGCAAATTTTTCAGCAGCTTCAGCCGTAAACTCAATAGGTATATCTTCTATTCTACTTGCATAATCTGATATACCTTTTTCATATTCATCAATGTATGGATCTTGAACTCCAATTAATGATTTTAAACCCTTTCTTGCTTCTATTTCATCTGGAGTTAAATCAGCAATAGTTGATCGTTCTGTTCCAACTTCTATAGTTTTACTAGGATCATTAGGATCTGGAACTCTTGTAACACCAAATTTTGCACGACCTCTTTTTGTACGTTGATCATACAATTTCATAGCTTCATCTACAACTTTTTTAGCTCCCGGTCTTATCTCTTCAGGAAGTTGTTGTGTAGTTATTGTTGATGAAGTTTGTCTTTCTGGCTTACCAAATAGAAAATCAAATATACCCATTTTATTACCCTATTGCTGATTTTAATGAAGCTAGTCCATTTATTTGTTTAGGTTGTTTAGTTGTACCAAATGCTTCTTGTCTAATTTCTCTTACTACCTTATCCATAATATCTGCACCTGCATCTGCACTACCATTACCAAGAGCAGACATTGTATGTGCATCTACAATATATTCATCAGGACTTACAGCAAGAGTTGCAACTTGATTACCTTTTTCAACTATAGGCATTTGTACATTATCTTGCATACCATGTCCTTCACCGGGAACAGGCCCACTACCAAAACTTACAGCCATTCCTTCTGTACCAGCCTTTGCTTGCATAGTAGGTTGCATCCTCTCAGCTAAGATATTATCATATGAAGATGGTGTTTCAAAAGCATTTATCATACTCTGTATTTTAGCAAATCTTTCTGGATCTGCTGGTTGAACATTCATTGGTCTTTGGTTAGGAGCTACAGGTTGCTCCATAGGCATAGGAGGAATTGGTGCTGGTGCTGGTGGTGGATTAATTACATTAGATGCTAACTGCATTTCTTCTGCACTAATATTAGCATTTTCTGCTAATTTATTTAAACCACTAAGTTTTAATATTTCTAATATATTTTCACTCATGGCTGCTTACCTTTTAAAAAATCATTTATCATGTTAGAATAATTTAATTTTTTCATTTTAATAAAATCTTGTTTTTGATCAAGACGGTATCGTTCAGGATCAAGAGCTTGTCCAGTATTAATATTACCTACTAAAGTGCTATCATTAATTAATTTAAAATGATCTATTAAATTTTTTTTCATTAGTTTAAATTCTGCCATGAAGTTTCTGTACCAAGACTAACATATCCTTTAAATTTACCTGAACTTACAGAATATGCTATGTCACCTTTTTGTGGCCTACCTATTTGAGTTACTGTTGTTACAGTAAACACAGTAGATGCTGCCGCATTATCTATATCTAAATCTCTTGCATCTAACTCTTGAACTAAAACATCTCCCCATGTTCTTACTTGATTGTACATATCTACCAAGTCTTCATTTGTTAATGCAAAAGGTAAAATAGGATATGTTGTCATTATCTTTCACCATCACCTTGTAGTGCTATTCTTACTGATCCCCATCTCCAACTAGCATTATTTGATCCACAAGATACCCTAATTTTAGCTTGCCTTCCTCTAGCTCTTATATTAATTTTTTCTGTATTATCAAATATATTAAATTCTTTTTCTGTTTCTTCTGTACTTTCAGGATATTTCTTTGTTATAATTTTAAATTTAATTTGACCTCCTGATAAATCATAGTCAGGTACAATCTTATTCATAAACATAACTTGATTACCATCATTAATGTCAAAGTCACCAGACTCTACAAAAGATGTTAATGTTTCTCCACTACCTGTAAATACAGAAGGTGGTTCATTATTATAAATATTATTACCAGCCACAGTTACACCAGTTGTTATTGTATTTCCAAATACAGAACGATCAGTGAATGTAGTAAAAATCATATCACCATATACCCAATATTTTTCTTCTGGATTATAGATAACATATTTATTACACTCTGTATTACCATTAGAAACATACAACCAAATAATTTCTCTAAACTCAGAATTAATACCACAATAAACTTTATCATAGTAAGATGTATTAAGATCATCAAATATAAATCTACGTACTGTACAATCTAAAATTTGCACTGCACCAGCATGAACATAAAAATTATCATAACCCATCCAATATGTAGTACCATTATAATCTATAGCTGCATGTTGTCCTATTAATCCACAGTTAGTTCCTACTTGTTGAAACTTAAATACAAAGTTACCACCAACAAACTGCATAAGCCAAAGAGCATTATCTGTCCAAATATTAATAGCATTTCTTGCACGAACAGCACCAACTATTCTAGTTCCATCTGTTAATACAACCTCACCAGCATCTGTAGCAGCAGTTGGATTCCATTCATTTCTATCATCTTGGTCAGACCAACGAACAAGCATAGGATCAAATGCACCACTAACTGTAGCAGTAGCTTCAAATCTATTTGTACCAAGACATATAAGATGTCTATCATTAGGTGATACAATAATAGAGTTTGTACTTACAGGTGATGTTGTAACAGACGTTGCTCTTGTTGGTTCTGTACTTGCATCAGAATCATAATAAAATAATCCACCACCTTTTCTATTAGCTACAACATCATCACCCCAATTATCAAAACTCCATTGTGATATATCTAAAAATAAACCACTAGCACTAGCTGATGCAGGTTGATTCCATGCTCTTGTTTGTGAAGCACATACTGTAGCTTGATACCTAGCAGCACTATAACCTAAACCTGCGGCTGCAACAGAGTTACCTGTTGGTATATAATAATTAAATGTTGCACTTCCTACATCACTACCAGTTGCATTAGCAGCATTAGTTACAGTAATCGCAAAAACATTTGCACTTTCAATGGATACAATTTCATAAGTATTACCTTGCAAACTTACATTATTAAATGCTGCTGAAGATGTAAATAAAACATAATCTCCAACTGCTCTACCATGTGCTGCATCAGAACAACAAACTCTAGTAGAACCTGAACTTGTACCAAAACAGTTTGTTAATGTAGCTTTTTCTGTTATTGGTGTTACATCATATAACTCATCACCTTCATGAATATAAAGTTTTTCAGGTGTACCAAATATTGCAGTAGAAATATTATCAGCAGGTTTCCATGCTAGTAATGCTCTAGCTGATCCATCAAATGTTGCACCCTCTGCTCTTGTTTCATAGCCTCGCATATTTTCAGGTTTACCTTCACGAAACCTAACACGATTTCCATCAAACCATTTACCCTCTTCTGCATATTGGGTAGATTCTCTATGAAAACCCGGAGCTAGTTTAAATGTTTTTAACTCTGCCATATTAAGTCTTAATAATATAGTTTAGAATAATTGTTGGTTGTACGTTATTATGTGCTGATCCACTACCAGTATTTGCAATGAGAAGATCACCTCCTCCATCACTTACTGATGTTCTGTAATTATCATCACGATCACCAAGAGATCTTCCTAAACCAACTCTTGTAATTCCACTACTATCATCACCATTTTCTTCCATAGCAGCAGCATGACTATGTGAAGCAAGCTGTGCTTCAGTTAGAGCATGTGTTTCAGCACCACCAGTTCCTGCAAGATTATCACCATCAACACCACCTGTTTGTCCTGTTAATCTATCAGCACTTGTTCCACCCATATCATCTTTACCAGCAACAACACGACCACGAAGATCAGGAATACCAAAAGTAGATGATCCATCACCACCACCATAAGTTGTGCTTATAACACCAAATAATGCAGAGTATGTAGAACGACTTACTGTTTGACCAGCACATAGTAAAAATCCAGTAGGAGCAGAAGAACCACCAAAAGGCACAACCGCACCAGTAGGCATAGCAACGATACCAGTTAAATTAGAACCATCACCATGAAAAGCAGAGGCACAAACTTTAGCATTTGCTGCTTGTACATTAGCACCTGCTATTGTAACTGTACCACTAAAAGTAGATCCTCCACTTACTGCAAAATTACCACCTACTGCCATATCACTATTAGTAGATACCTGACCTTTAAATGTACCATTTCCTTCTATAGTTACAGTAGATTCAAATGTAGCTGCACCAGTTACAGTTAAAGAACTAAATTCTGTTGGAGCAACATTAAAAACACTTGTTCCATTAGTAATTACAAATTGATTTTCTGTTGGTCTTATTGTAACACCAGTATTACCAGCTACTTTTAATATAACATCTGCACCAGCAGAGGCATAAGATACAGAGTTACGCACTACATAACTTTTAGAATTATTAGGTATAAGAACATTAATTGTACTATGTGATCCACCAACACTTCCTTTAATTTCAAGAAATGCAGAACGAGCTTGATCACCACTACCTTGATTTTCTGTTAATGTAACAGTAGCTGTTGTTCCTACTGATATAGTTGTATAACCAGCAACTGCATCATCAACAAGACTTATAACACCATTATTAAGAACTTGTCCCCAACTATTAGGGTTGTCTCCATCACCTTGTTTATTAAGTCTTAGGTTAGTGGTAAAAGTACTAGACATTTTGTTATCCTTTTATTATTATGAATCTCTTTCTGACCTATTTTTATAATCTGAACGTCCTGTTACCAACGTAATAAAATCTGATTTATTAGATGGTATTGGGTCAGAAAAACTTGCATCATTCATTAATTTAACTGTCCACTCACTTTGAAAACGTGAGTAACAGTTTTCAATTTTTTGTTCTACTGCATCTTTAATCCAATCTTCTGGACTAAGTAAATCATTTTTTAAAATCTTTTCATTTTCATCAGATACTGTGATGTTTAGTGTAATAGCCATAATATTTTCCTTTATCCTAAAAGCTCACCAGCAAATCTAGTAATTGAAGCTGTTTTAATATCTACCGTTTTATCTGTGCTACCTACAAACACTGCAATTCTAGCTGTATCTGTAGAATCCATGTCTGCAATTACTGTAGCATGAGCATGGAGATTTGTTCCAACATTTGCATAGTTTCTAGGATTATAAAAGAAATCATAATTCCTATTAGATGTTGTAAATCTTAATATACCAGAAGTATGATTGGCAGTAAAACCATCCATAAATATTGCACAATGTAAAAGATACCTACCAGTTACAGGTGCAGTAAATATTCCATTAGCAAAGTCACTATTCTTATCATAAATTTCTGTAAAAGAAGCTCCCAAACTAGGCTCAATAGTGAAGGTAGTTCCATCACCTGTTTTATTGTCAAGATCAGCAGCTAATACTGCTGAGAAAGCTGAGTTAAGTGGTTTTAAAACATGACCACTTGCATCAATACTTTGAACTTCTGATCCATCAATTTCAAAATTTATTTTACTTGAACCTGCTGCATTGTTAGGATCTGCCCGAACTGTAACTTTACCAGAAGCATCACTAAAAATTTGAGCATAGATAGTTGAACCACCATCACTATCTTCAAGTCTGATAACAGGATTTGATGACTTTATATGAAGGTCATTGCTAGGATCTACACCAATACCAACTTGACCTCCTACAGATACATCACTTTGTAAATGAGTAGCTCCTGCTACTGTAACTGTTCCACCTACAATCAATGCACCTGATACAGATACGTCATCTTCAAATTCAGATTTACCTGTAGCTAAGAATGTGCCACCTATAGATGTATTACCAGCTATATTAACTGCACCACTTACAGAAACAGCATCTTTAAATATAGCTGCACCAGCAACTGTAACAGTACTGTTAAGTTGAGAAGCACCACCTACAATTAATGCTCCACTTACAGATACGTCATCTTCAAACTCTGCTTTGCCTGTAGCTAAGAATGTACCACCTACAGATGTATTTCCTGTAATGTCTAGAGTAGAACCAAGACTTGTAGCTCCAGCTATTGTTACTGTAGATCCAAAGTTAGAAGCTCCTCCTACACTTAAAGTAGAAGCAAGTGAAACTGCACCACCTATTGTTGTTGTTCCACCTATATTAACATTACCACTTACTGAAACATTACCATCAAATGTAGTATTACCTGTAGTAAATAATGTGCCACCTACAGAAACATTACCTGCTACATCTACATTTCCAGAGACTGATACACTATCTTCAAATATAGCTGCTCCTGCTACAGTTACAGTAGATCCTAAATGTGTTGCACCTCCTACACTTAATGTAGATGCTAAACTTACTGCACCAGCAATAGTAGTAGTGCCTCCTATATTAACATTACCTGATACTGATACAGAATCTTTAAAAGTAGCTGCTCCTACTACTGTAACAGTGCTTGCAAAGTTAGTTGCTCCACCTACACTAAGAGTAGATGCAAGACTTACTGCTCCAGCTACTGTTACTGTTCCTCCAATATTAACATTACCACTTACTGAAACATCATCTTCAAATTCAGCTTTACCTGTAGTAATTAATGTTCCACCCACAGAAGTATTACCAGTAATATCTAAAGTGCTTCCCAAACTCGTAGCACCAGCTATTGTAACAGTACTTGCAAAATTAGTAGCACCTGCTACACTAAGAGTGGATGCAAGACTCACTGCCCCTGCTATGGTAGTAGTACCACCTATATTAACATTACCACTAACAGATACATCATCATCAAAAGTAGCAGCACCAGTTGCTATAAATGTACCACCTATAGATGTATTACCACCTACATCTAAAGTACTTCCTACTGATAATGCAGCAGATACTGCTAAACTACCACCAATTCTACCATCTGTAATAATAGAAGCAGCTATACCTGTAAGATTAGAACCATCTCCATGATATGCTGACGCACAAACTCTAGCGTTAGTAGCTTGAATATTTGTACCTGCTATTGTAACTGTACCACCTACATTAAGATCACCACTTACAGAGACATCTCCACTAAATCCTGCATTACCTGTGCCTCTAAATGTACCACCAACTGAAGCAGAGGTAGCTACATCTAATCTACCACTTACAGAAACATCATTATCAAAAGTAGCTTTAGATGTAAATGTACTTGCACCTGCTACATTAAATGTACCACTAACAGATACATTATTATTAAATATAGCTGCACCCTCTACAGTTACTGTACTACCAAAGTTAGCTGCTCCTGATACAGATACGTCATCTTTAAATACAGCTTTACCTTCTACAGTTACAGTAGAACCAAAGTTTGCTGCGCCACCCACAGTAACAGTTGATTTTAAATGTGTAGCTCCTACTATAGTTGCGGTACTAGATACTTGCAATGTACCACCTACTACTGCATTACTAACTGATATATTACCTGCTATTACAGCAGTAACACCTGTTATATTTGAACCATCTCCATAAAATGCAGAAGCACATACTCTATTATCTACATGAAGATTATTATCAAGAGAAACAGAACCAGCAACTCCTAAAGCACCACTAACTTGCACAGCATTAGTTGCAACTTTAAGTGCTGTATTAGTACCATCTCCTGTTTGTATAGGTTTAAGTGATGTGCTCACACCTTCATTACTAACAGCAGAACTTACAAGTATAAGCTGTTTATAAGTATTTGAAATAAGTCTTCCTGTTAAATCTGTCATATTAGTTGCCAATACTGTTCTGTTGAATCATATGTACTTGCTGCTTGATCCCATGTTAAATTTCTTCCTGTATCATCTGGTCTTGGATTTAGTATAGAAGGATTGTCTCTAACATCAGGTACTTTATTTTGTGGATGATTTTTTAAATCGTATTGTCCTTCATAATCTTCTGGACATACTAACATACCATAGCTATTCATTCTCATTTGACGATGTGGATAAACAAACCCACAAATGTCACACATAGCTAAAGCATTTTTAGTACTTGCCATTAAATATATCCTAACTTTGGAACTATATACATAGAGGCTCTTTGTCTATCTTCTTCCATAGCTCTTGTAAGAAGTTCTTCATAATTAAGTTTTAAAAATTGTATTTTATCTGATGGAACACCGGGACGTTTCATTGACATATAATAAGAAAGACCCATTGTTAAACATGGTAAAAATCTTTTAGGTATATCAGCATTTTGTATTGCTGATTTATTTACATCTTGTAATTCTTTTACTAATTCTAATTTAAGAACATCAGTTGAATTATCTGGTAGAGGCCACACACGTAAAACAGGATTGTCTCTTTCTCTACGAATAGAGTATTGATTAGGTCTGCCTGTTTGTGTTTTATTTGGTATAAGTAAATATTCTTCTGAAGTAATTCTTTCTAATTGTAAATCTGTATCATCTCTATTAATAACAACTTCAAGAGCATCTACAGTAGAACTATCTAAAGAATATGTAGCAGTGCTTGCTGTCACAGTTAAAGAAGAAACAGATGTACTCCAAAGCATTACACCACGATTCTGCCAATCTTTAAGCATAAGATTAATAGAACGTCTAGCAGATGCTGGCTCATTACCAAGCGTACTTTCACCACCAATCATCTCTGTAGCTTCTTGAATAACTTCATCTATATCTAGATTAAAGTTATATGTTCCTGACACTGCCATTATTTCTTAGTCCTTCTTCTTACGGCTTTCTTTCGCTTCTTGAAAGTCCTGACCATTGTGGGCTTGCCTTTTACTCCTTGTGCTTTCGCTCTCTTCCTTGCAACAGCACTCTTGATCTGACCTTTGGTCATGCGTTTCGCAGTAGCTCTTGGTACGCATTTTGGATACTTCCTTTTGCTAGTTTTAGTAGACTTACGACCACAGGCTTGGAACTTGCCCTTTTTCTTTGGAGCACCAATATCAACCCAATCACCCTTTGGGCCTTTTCCAAACCAGTCTTTTAGGCTCATGCGTAACCACCACCACGTTTCTTATAAGTTCTAACTAGCCAAGCATTTGCATATGCTGAAGGGTATACCTTAAACTTACGCTTAGCCTCTGACTTTACTCTTGAATAAAGACTAGGATTAGTTGGTTTAGGTGATCCTTTTTTTCTTTTTGGCTTTGGTTTTTTGATTGCCATCTTTCAATACCTTTTTTGCTCGTTTAGCTATTTTTACAACTTCATTCTTACCCATTACTTTTGCACGTTGTTCCATAACTGTAAGTATTTGTATTTTACGTGCATAAGGTTTCTTAACTCGTTTAACTTTAGCTACAGTAGCTCTTGCGTCTGCTGGAGTAGCAAACTTTATACTGACTGTATCTTTTGGATTTTCATCAGTATAAAGTCTACGTCCAGAGCCTTTAGGTTTTTTACCTGTTCCTACTTTTGGATCTTTTCTTTTTACCATTACCTAAAACTTTCTTTAATGTTTTAGCTTGTCCTGCATGTAGTTTAGAGGCTTTTTTTAAACCTTTAATAACCTTTTTAACTTTAGCTCTATTTCCTGTTTTCATAATTAACGCCTAGCTCGTCCACCGCCACGCCTACGAACTGCTCCACCACGACTACGTGTTTTAGTCATCATACGACCACCTCCTTTACGAGTACGTGTCTTGCTCATCATGCGGCCACCACCCATACGTCTAATTTTGCTTCTTCCTTTTGCCATTGGATTTCTCCTCCTTTGCATATAAGTTATTAAAAGTAATATTAGGATTCATATAACTATCATCTATTTCTGCTGAATGAATATACTGACTAGGTACAAAATCTGGTGCTCCTTCTCCAGTCTCCCATAAAGCAGGGTTTGTTACTCTCACTCTATTATTAGGTAATGCTACAATATTACCTGTAAATTCACCAGCATCTATCAACTCTAACACATGTGATTGTTTATGTTGTGCTGGATCATCAGATATATGACTATCAGTATAATCAACTGTAAACATATATCTACCTGTATAAAACTCTCCATTTATTTTACAAAGCCAAGGACTAGAAGATGTTCTATCCATAACTATTACACTGTGATTTCTAGCAGAACAATCCCAAGGTTGTACAAAATGTGTTGGCATTTGATTAGGCCATTCTTCTAATGGTGTGTCAGCTACTAAAGCATTAATTGGCATCCTAGCCCACATTGCTCCACCAGATGTATTTTCTTTTTCATCACAACCTGTAAATACAATTTGAAAACTTAATGATCTGTCTGGTATTGTATTTACGGCTATTGCCATTGCATGTAAATATTCTCCGTGATATTGTTCATGATTATATGTAAACTCTTTACGCACCCAACATTTAAAATGAGGGATGTTTGATATTAAGTAGGACATTTTAGTTTAGCATCTCCATCTTCTTCTTGCTTGTCTCAAGCGGCTATTAGGATTCTTAGCTGCTTTTGGAAACTTCTTCATTTGCCCTGCTGACCTTGCACAGAAAGATTTACGTCTTGCTGCTCTTTTTGCTGTTCTAGGTTTTGATTCTGTTACGGCTGTTTTTAATTTAGAACCGGGATTCTTACGTCTATATGCAGCTACACCTTTAGCAGTCATACCTGCACCAGTTTTAGTAGGACGTTTATGACCACCTTTAATGGTCAATCCTTTCATACCTGTCCCTTTTCTTTTTCGTTTACGTACAGCCATTCTATACCTTTACATAAGTATTTTTAAATTTCTTTACTAAAAATTCACACAAATCAGCCCAATACTTTTTCCATTCTTTTGTACACTCTTTACAATTACAATTTATTTTAAAATTATAATCTCTTTTGTGAGGTCTAAGTCCACTATAATCTATTTTAGAACTATCTACTTTATAAGCCATTATATAAGTTTATTTGAATAAGTAGCATTACCAAAACCTTTTACAGCTTGACCTACACCACGAACTTTACCTCCTATATTACGTTTTACTTTACCACCTACTTTACGTATTTCAAAACCACCCATATCCATAATCTCTTTTTCACTAGGTGGTACACCTCTAGAAGTAAGACCCATACGATCTGCTACATCTTGTCTAGCTGGTGCAAATTCACCTGTCTCTACAAGACGACTTTTACCACCTTTACCGGGACGTACTCTTGCTTTGCCTTGAGCTACAAGACTACGCCTACGTGCAGGAGAAACATTTTCAGGAAGTTTAGCTTTAGATAGAAGTGGTCCTTGTTCTACCTCTTGTCCCTTTGGACCTGTCTTACGTCTACCAGCTAAAACATTAGAACCTAGTTCATCTACCATTGCATCTCGTTCTTGAGATTTAATTAAACGATTGAGTTCATTTTGTTCAGCCCTAGTTCTTTTTACTTTAGGAGCTTTTGGTTTTTGAGGTGCAGCTTCTTTGATAGCTGCTTTTAACTCAGCATCTGATTTCTTTTTTGCTTCTGTTAAAGATATACCTAATGCTTTTGCACCTTTTTTCTGAAGTTCAGTAGCAGCTTTTCTTCCACGAGCTTTTCTTTTTCTACCTCTTTTGGCTTTAGCTGCTTTTATTTCTTCTGGTGATTTACGTTCACTACGTCCAGATAAACTTGAAGCAGACTTTCCTCTTAAAACTTTAGATAATTTTCTAGACATAGTTAGTTCTCCACTTTAAAAGCTTTACCTTGAGTATAATCTTCATCTACTACAACATCTTGAGGTGGTCCTTTTACATCTGGACCTTTACGTGCAGCACCATAGCCTTGTCCAGTAGGTCTGCCTACAATATCATCTAAGTTATGTGGACGTTTAATTAGTGTATGAGGTCCAATCATTTCTTTCTCCTCTTTTTCTTTTGTTTCTTTTTAGGGGGTTTAGTCACCTGTTGTTTAATACTTGATCTACTAATCATCGTACATCATAGATACAATTTGACCACCTGTCATAGCAGCAACTATTCTACCGCCTTTTTTAGCTACAGCAAATCCCATATCTTTAGCTGCTTGTTTACCTTTTGGTCCTGAAGCTGCAAGTGCTCGTACACCTTTTCCTTTATCACCTTGAGGTATAGCTTTACCTCCAGCTTGACGTTTTACTTGAGCAGTTTTGGCAGCAGTTTTAGTAGCACCTTTTTGTCCAACAACACGTTTACGTCTACCTACTTTACTGTTTCCTTTTTTAGTCCTGTCCTTTTGTTCTTCTTTTATTGCTTGACTTTCTAATTGTTTATCTGTCATATTCTCTTGTCGGTTACGAGCAGCTACATTTCTTTTAAAAGCTTCTTCTTGTTCTTTAGTTGGATTTCCAATAACTTCTCCAGTTCCAGTATCTATACTACCACTTCGTTTATTAGAAGGAGTTTCTGGTTTTTCACCAAAAGTTATTTTAGCTAAATTAGCTTGTCTTGCTTTAGTTCCTTTTGCTGCTAAACCTTTAGAAATATTTTGTCTACGTTTATTTTCAGCTTGTGCGCTCAACTCATCTAGTCTTTTAAGCTCTGCTAATTCTTTTTTAGTTGCTGTATTATTTCTTTTTTTTGCCTCTAATTCTACTACTCTTTTAGCACGTTTTCTTCCACCTTTACTCACTGGCGCAACAAAACCGGGTTGTTCTTTTGCAGATACACCTCCCGGTCCTATTTGTCTTCCTCCAGTAGAAACTTTCTCACCTTGTGTTCCTACCTGACGTGAAATTTTAGCAGATCTATTTGTTACAGGATCACCAGATGCTCCCTCTTTTACTTCATAATTTTTTCTAAATCGCACACTGGTTGGTTTTTTTGATTTTTTAGCTTTTGCTGCTTTTGCTGCTGCTTTTTTGTTAGCAGCGATAGCTTTAGCTTTTCTTATTTCTGCTGGTGTTTTACGTTCGCTGCGTCCAGATAAACTTGAGGTAGACTTTCCTCTTAAAGTTTTAGATAATTTTTGTCTAGCCATAATTAGGGTGCTCCTGTTTGAATTGTATTTGGCCCACCAGCAGGAGAAGCAGCAACTGCCATATCATCCTGTCTAGTTCTTCTAGCCTGATTACGTAGTGCTTGAACTTGATCAACATATTGTTGAGTCCAATATTGTAGATTATTCCAATCTTTATTAAACATTGTAGCTTCCATCAAAGAAGCATAAAATAAAGCATTATAACAATATTCACTAAAATAATTAGTTGTTGTTACACTTGTTCCTGTAGCAGATGCTAAAGGTAATGGTTGAGATTGTGTTTGTATTTCTGTTGTTATAGCTGATGTAGGAGTAGGAACTATTTTTAATGTAAGATTATCTTTTCTAGAATAGTACCGTGGTGTGCCAGTAGAAGCACTAACAGGCCAATAGTCCTTGACATATTCAAAAGTACGTGGTAATAAATTAGTAACAGTAGTTCCAGTGCTAACTATATAGTTTACATTACGAACTATACGTACACGATCATTAAGAGTTACTGCACCAGCATTACCAGCAGATACAGAAACATTTGTAAATTCATCTAATCCAAAATCATCAAGATCTTTTACAAGACGAAACTCTGCTCGTTGTATAAAACCAGTAATAGCACTGGTGAACTCAGTGCCATCATTTTCAGAAGTCTCTTGGATGTCTGATTTTAGTTGAGCAAAATTAGGCATACTAACCTACATATAATGTAATGGTAGGAGCATTAACTCCTGATACAGAAACACTTACAATACCATGTATAGGAACACCCATATCACCTATGTACATATCATTTGAATCTGTAGCACCTACACGATAATGAATAGCATTACCTTTTGCTGTTTTATTTGTAATTTGTTTACTACCTGATATTGCAATTTCACCTGCAACAGTAGAAAAAGTATGTATAGCAACAACACGATTAACTGTAGGTACAGGATTAGAACCAGTTCCATCACCACCTAATGTTACTGTTGGTGCATCTACAAATCTAAATCCTGTTATAATTGCACCGTCACTGCTTACGTTATGTGCTACTTTAATATTTGAAGCCATTTATATTCTCCATGTAATAAAGGAGGAGGTGACATAGTGCCACCCCCTCGCTCTTATTAAGAACCAGCACTTCCAAAGAAGCCACGCCAATCAGATACACCAAAGCTATATCGCTCTCGTGCCTTAAAGCGTAAGTTACCAGTATCAAAATCCGGCTCCATTTTTGTTTGAAGTGGAGAACGAACAAACATTTTTGTACCATTAGGTACATCAGTTTTAAAGAAGTACGAGTTTGTATCCGTAAATCTACGATTGATAAAGTAACCTTCTGGAATCATGCCCAAGTGACGAGTAGCGTTTATAGCATTCGTATTTGGGTTTGCACCAGCAGCACTCGTTTGAGTATTACCGGGGCTTGCCAAGATACGATCTGCAATCGCCCAAGTTTCAACAGGAACATGAAGTGAAATACAACTTGCACCTATAAGTATTCCACGATCATCTTTGATCTTTTGAATACTGGTAAGTGCTGTTTCAATAGTTGCTTCCGTAAGATCAGCCGCTGCAAGAAGGTTAGACTGATTACCATCAGAGATTGTGGGGTGTGCGGCAGAAAAGAACGCAGCACCATCACCAATGGTGTCAGAAAAACCGTTATTGAAAAGATTAGCAGCTTTCACTTGTTTGGTATTTGCCATTGCACGAGCAAGGCCACGAGCACGAAGCTTGGCAAACGAATCATATAGATTGTCTTCCATTGCTTCTTCTGTAACAGCGAAGGCAAGAGCTACAGTCTCGTGTGTATAACGAGCCGTGAAGCTTTCTTGTGCATTGTCAAAACTGACAGTTGCACCTTCACCCTTTACAGGGGCAGTACCAAAACCAGTGAAGAGCACTTCCTCTTCAAAAGCACGATCTGAGTTTTCAGTTTCATAGAGAGGTGCGTGTTCATCGTTTACCTCTCCATACTCCATCCCGAATACAGCATTTAGACCCGGAAGGAGTTGTTTGCTAATACTAGCTCTATTAATAGCCATAATAAACCCTCCTTATTAAGCACTTGATGCCGTAGCAGTTACAAAACGATCACGGTGATGGTTCAACCAAACTTCAAGAATTGGTTTTGCATCATCGCTACCTTCATCTGGGAACTTAGCTCGTCCAATGGCACGAACAGCAGCAGCAGATTCAACACCAGATGCACCATCAAGGTAATAGCTGGATTGACCTGTTGTCGTGCTACCACTAGAAGCTGTTGAGCTAACGGTCACATTGTAGTTTTTAACAATTAGCAACTCAGCCGCAGAAACGGTAAGAGATGCTTGAATGTAATAAGTCTGATCAGGATCAGTTATTACAAAAAATTTAATGTCCGTGGCTGAAACCGTACCCGGCCAAAAACGTGAGAACTTTTGTTCTCCATTTTCAACATACTGACAACCCATGAAAACCCCTGAAGGTTTTAGAGTTGCAGCAATAAATGGTGATATAGTAGCAAAGTTAGCACCCGGTAAAACCACTGGATCACCAGTAAAGATTTTATTTGTGGGGCTACCTGTCATACCAGTTGAGGTAATCTCAATGGTATCAGTGACAGCTTCACTATTATAGTTACCACCTTTTTTACGAGCAGGAATGAAACCACGAAATGCTGCGGTACTAGACATGTTTCATTCTCCTTAATTAAATATAAAGACAGTCAGTCCTGAAAGGACGGTTGTCTGCCTTTGGTTGTAACAGAACGGCTAGTATTAGAAATAGGCATACGAGAATCAGAGCTTCGCATAAGTTGTGCATTAACTGCATCCATCATGTCATTAGCTTTGTTTTCGTAAAATTTCTGTCTAGCCTTTGCTTTTCCTGCTGGTATCTTAGCAAGAGCTAAGTCTCCACGACTTACTGTGCCTTGATACCTGCCACCCTCTTTCACGACAGAGGATAAAGCCATTTCAGGTACTTCTTCAGGATCAACAAAAACCCAACCTTCTTGTTGTTTTTTACCAACATTAATATAGTCGTCTTGACCTTGAAGGGAGACTCGTATCCAACGTAATGCCATTTGTTCTTGATCAAACCTCTGCTGTACAGCTTCAGGAATATCAAGAGCATTTGGCTCTTCAAAAGTCCATTCTTCTTCTCTCACTGAATTTTCTCTTTGACTTTTAGTCCGTGATTCATTTCGTGTCATATTTTCCTCCACGCTATCTTATATCTGTATATTCGCCATCAGCCTGAGTAACTTTCATTTTCTCAGCGGCATATTGTTCAAGTGGTATATTCCATCTATTAGCAAGTCTTACGTCTTCTTTTGAAAGTTTAACTTTTTTACTAGAGGTTGGAGATGAGCGTGAACTCCCCGATACCACTTGAGCAGGTTGCTTCGTGTTGTCCTGCACACGTTGCGAAGTTTGACCAAAAGCCGTTTCCAACCTCTTATCAATTTCTTCGTAAAATTCGTCACCATTAGGATCATATCCTTCATTCTTTAATTCTGCATCTAATGCTAATGCAGCAGCAGTCTTAATTGTATCTTTACCAAACCATTCATTTTCTTCAGCCCACTCTTGAGCTTTAGGATCTATAGTTTGAGCCTGTTGTTGCTGTTGAACTGGTTGTTTAGCTTGTTGTTGTATATTTTCTTGTTTTCCTTGAGCTTGTTTTTCTATTTTATTTTTCCAATTTTTTATTCCTTTTAATTCTGATTTAGCTTCTGTTAAAGCTTCTTGTGCAGATAAAGCTTTTTCTTTATCACCAGAATCAAAAGCTTCTAAATAAGCTTGTCTTGCAAGTTCAACTGTTCTTTCTAAATTTTGTTCATTTGTATTTATACTATTACTTGTAACCTCTGCTAGATCAGTTGATCTAGATTGTAAAGTATTTTGTAATTCCTCATTTCTTGCTATAAGTGCTTCAATCTGTTCTTCACGTTCTTTACGTTGTCGTATAAGTTGTTTAATTCTTTTTTCAGCACCTTTAGTTTTAATACCTTCTAGTTCTTTAGGTTCTTCTTTTTGAGGTGCAGCTTCTTCTTTTGGTTTTTCTTCTACAGCCTCAAGAACTTCTTCTTCACCTTCTACTTCAAATTCTATTTTATTTTCTTCTTCTTTAGATGGGACTTCTATTGTATCCCAACCTTCATTTTGATCACTCATTATTTTCTCCGTTAGTCACGATCTAAACGATTACGTTTTTCTTTATACTATTATAACATATAAATGCTAATCTCACAAATTAATCTGATCCTCTTGTTAAATTAAATGTAGGATCAAGATCTTTTGGATCAGGAACTCTCATACTAATTTGATCATCAAATAAAAGTATTAGACGAACACCTTTATAAAAAAGCTTTGTTCCAGTATGTTTTCCATAGCATACATAGTCTCCTACTTTACACCATGCTCCATTTGGAAACTTATCTTTTTCACAATATGCCAGATCTCCCATTGCAATTACTTTACCAACTGTGGTAAGATATGACATGTCTTCCCTTGTTGAGTCAGGAATAAAAATACCACCTTTAGTTTTACTTTTTACTGAGGTTGGACGAACCAAGACATGATATCCCGGTAACTCAGGTAAAGGTGATGGATCAAGTTTTTCTTCTGGATCAGTAATCCATAAATCATTTTTTAATGCCCCACCCATTTGTACTTGTTGCATATTATTCGTCATCCTCCATGTGTAGACGTTTTTTATAAATTGAAGTTAAATTATCTCTAGCCCATTGTATGCCAACAATAGAACCAACAACTTGTCTATAGTGTGAATAATCTTCAGCCATACCATCGCCAAGATTATTTTGAAGTTTACTTATTTCTTTATTAAACTCTAAAACTATTTCATCCCATATATCCATTATGGTTTAAGTGTTCCTTTCTCCTCACCTTTCCAAGAATAATCATCCCATTTATTAAGTGCTGAACGAATATTACGTCCACCAGTTACATCTTGAGCATATGCATCACCAAAACTTTTATCAGTTTCTTTAACATTCTCAGGATATCCTTTACCCTTCTGCATCATTTCTCATCTCCGTTATTTGTTGATTTGCTACTTTTAACATATTTTCTATAGTTGTTTGATCTATTTCTTTCTGGTCATTCATTTGTTGTTTTATCATTTCTACCATATACTTAGCAATTTCTTTATCTTTTTCAAGTTCTAGTTTATTTAATTCTAGTTCTTCTTTTGTTTTTAATTCTGCTTGTTTAATAGTTTCTTTAGATTCTCTATTAAGCTTCATCTGTTCTTTTCTAGAATCAGCCTGACCTGTAGCTTTTAACATATCTATAATTTGAGCAGTTTCTTTTATTTCAAGTTCTTTATTTTTAAGTTCTAACTCTTTAGAATCAACTGTTAAATCTGCTTGAAGTTTTTGTTTTTCTAATTCTACTTTAGATTGCTCAATAGAAACAAGTTGCTGTTCTGGAGATTCTACTTTACCCATAGCTTGATTAGCATTCATAACTTCTTGTGCAGCTTGTGCCATAGCCATTTCTACTATAGAGGGATTTCTACTATTTTCAGGAACTTGTTGTAGTGCTTCTTGTGTTACTCCATTTATTTGTTCTTGATATTTCATTATAGAATGTTCTTGAATATTAGCTTGAAGAATAGGAGCTATACGCTGCATTGCAGGACTAGCACCATTTTTAGGATCTTGTAAATAAGCCATTTTTACTTGTATATGTGCATCATGATTCTGACCGGGAAATGCTGCAATAGGTACACCTTTAGTTGCTGCCATAATATCAGATACAGGATCAAGTTGTTGAGGCTCAATCTTTGGTGGAAGTATCTGATCTATGTTAGGCATATTAGCTGCATTTAATATTGTACGATTAAGTGCTTCAAGATTAAACATACCCGGTGGAGACTGTTGTGCCATCTGTAATGCCATATTAGCCATCATCATACGGTGAGCGTTAGATGGAATATTAGGATCAGATACAGGTAAAATATCTATACGACCATCAAAATCTTTTTTAAACACACTACGAGATTCATAAGGAACATCATATGGATATTTTATTGGTAGATAATCAAAATCAATACGTGCTAATATTCTAAATTCATCTTTTTGTGTTTTATGTAATCTCTTATGTACCGCACTAAAAAATTTACTTGATGCTTCTAGTAGTGCCATAGTTGTCCCGACAGGTCCATAGGAGGCAGCATCAGAGATAACTTGCTCTGTGCTATCCGCAAACTTCTGACCAGCAGCAGTTACGAAATTTAACATCTGGAATAGAGTAGAGGAAGGCTCTTTGTAGGGGAGAGGAACAATAGCCTTTGATAAGTCTACACCAGTTGCTTCAACCTCCTTGAACTCACCGGGTGCTATAGGATCATTGTCACCAACTATCCTTACACCTTTGGCCTTAAATCCTCCCGGTAAATTAGCAAACTGTCCTGCATCTATTAGGGATCGCATTGCAGCAGTTGCTGACATGGTGAGATTACCAAGGAAATGTATAAGACCAAATCCGTAGAAACCAAAGCCGGGTACAAACCTATAGTGGACAAAATGATTTATTTTCTCCTTGTTTGTATCGTTCTCCTTATAGTTTCTACGAATACTTAGTACCTGTCGTGAATCTTTCTCAACAGTTACAATATATGGAAGAAGTTCATCCTCTTCTTCTATATCTAAATAACAATGTTGTTCTAGTAGAACATATTGTGGATCATTATCTGAAGAAGGAGACAAACCAATAATAGTATCTATTTTCTCTCCAAAATTTGTAGTAGTTCCCATAGAAGGTTCTGGTAGATCAACATCTTCATAGACACCAGCCCTAATATCTCTTTGTATTTCTACAGGGCTACGATAAATTAAATGTGTATATCTATCTGCATTACTAAGATCAGTAGCATAGTAAGATACATAAAACTGATCTATAGGTATAAACTCTGACTTAGGACGTTTAACTGTAGCATCGTAGTACATCTTTTTAAATGCAGAACCAATTAAAGGAAGATGAAACAACATTCTTTCAAACTCATCAAAGTACTCTGGCATCTGCTCAGTAAGTTGATAGTTCATAAAGTTCTGAACACGATTAGCTTGTAGTTCTTTTTCTGGAGTAGCTTGTCCTATAATCTGTGTCTTAACAGGACCGCTTGAAGGAAATAATTCAGTAGATGCTTTAGATTGAAACTTAACAGCAGATTCAATAAGAAGAGGATGTACTGCTGTACATGCACCTTCAAATGGTTCTGATCCTTGTTCTAGCTTTAATCCTAAAAGATCAAAGCCTCTTTCAAACATAGACTCCCACTCTTGTCTAGAATCTTTATCTGCTTCAAAGTTTTCAATAACAGTATTAGCTATATCAGCTAGATCTTCTTCATCTAACTCTTCTACTATATTACCAAACCATTCAGCAACAGAACCTTTAGCTTCCATCTCTGCATTTTCTGTGAAGTCTACAATAACACCACCATCATCTTCTACTTCAAAGGTAGCATTTAAATTATCTTCCATAGCAGCTTCAGGAACTACTTTTACATTTTCTTCTTGAGGTATTTGCTCAAGTGGATTTTGTTCTACAGCCATATTTTATTCCTGTTTATTAACTTAAAATAGATTTCTACTATCTTAATGCATTTATAATATTTGCCACATTCTTAATATCTTTTACATATGAATTATTTATTACTTTGTTTAACTCTTCAGTAAGTTTATTGTTAGTTATACTTTTTATTCCCCTTTGTACGTTTTCTATATTTCCCCTTGGATTATATCCAGTAACATCTTTGCTTATTTTTGAAATTTGATTTAATATATCACTGCCCATTTTTCCACCAAATTGACCACCTGTTAAACCACTTAGAGCCATATTCATAGGAGTAGCTTGTCTCATTAAATCTACTCCTTCAACTACAGTACTAATAAGACTACCTAAACCTTGACCTATTCCACCTAAAGTAGCTTGTAATCCTACAGAACCCGGTCCTCCATAAGTAACATTACCTTCTTGATCAAAACTAACAGTAACACCTTTAAGACCTTGTGCCTCTAATTCAGCTTGCATTTGAGAAGCTTGAAGTTCATTTTGCTTTTTAAATAGATCCTCTGCAAGTTCAAAATATCCAGAGTTTACAAGTCCATCATAACCTCCTCCCCTTCTCTCATTTTCTCTTTCTACCTTGTCTAGTTCTGCTTTTTTTGCATTTATCTCGTCTTGTTTTATTTCTTCATCTGTTCTCTCATTTTTAAATCCATCTCTAGCCTTGAAACCCATGCCATCTTTTCCTATATCTTTTATTGAATCTGCTAAAGATATATTGGGGTTAATATTTCCTTGTGCTTCATCTAAATCAACAAAATCTTTTTTTCGCTCTGTTAATTCTTCAGATGTAGTTGTTGTTTGATTTTTACCTTTTGATTTTTCTTCATTTTTGTCATCACCACCCTGATTATTTCCATCTCCTCCTCCACCTCCTTTTCCTGCATTTGCTGCTGCATCTGCTGCTTCATTTGCTGCTGCTTGAGCCGCTTCATTTTCTGCGTCACTACGCTCACTTTCATCAGCAAGACCTTGCCCAGACCCTGCTGATCCTTCAAATCTACGCACAATAGGAAGCCCTGACAAACCTTGAGAAGTTTGCATACTTTGAGTAGGTTGTGGTGGAGACATTGTTGTTAATGAATATAGATTTTTAAGTAGATCTATATCAAGATTTTCTGGCATCTCATCAAGTAGCATAGTATTCCCCTTAAATTTTATCTCTCTTATATTATATCATACTTTTTCTAGATTCGCAAATCATACATTCCAATAAGTTGCTCTTCTAGTTCTTTCACCATCTTCATATTCAGGATCGTCAGGATGTGTAAGATTCCATGAGTCTTTCATATAGTGTATAGCCATTGTTAAAGCATCTACCTGATCATCATGAGCAGCATTTGGAAACCTTATTAATTCTTCTACTAGATCATCTGCCCACTTCTTATTCATAGGTATCCATACTCTACCTGATTCCATCATAGGTGTAGATGCGTATACTCTTGCAGTCTTATCTCTATCTGGTGTGTAGTCTAAAATAGGTAGACCAGCCCTACGCATATCTTGTATAAGTGATTGACCAGATGCTTTCTTTTCTATCATACAGACATCAGGCTTATGTTGGTTATACAGCTTCTGCGCCAGCCGCCTTAGTTCTGGATATTCAAACCT